GATGGTGAATATGAGTTTATGAAACAAGATCAATTAGCTCAAGGTTTAGGGCCTGAAGAAGCACAACTGTTTATTGATGAGCAGTTAAGAAGAAATGCAAATAGTTTAGGAGCTAATCAAGTAATTTATTCAAAAGAGATAGCACCAGGACAAACCATGGATTATTACGTCCAACCAAAGACTGTAACGGAAACAACGGATACAGGCGGAACTATTGATTTTGAAGATTTTGAACTTGTACCTTTAGGCCCTGGAGATGACCGAAATGCTGCTCAAGTTTTAATTGAAGAATATAACCCTCAAGAAGTACAAATGTTTACAATCACCTTAGATTCTGATAAAGCCAAAGGACCGATGTTTATGTTTAAGAAAAAATCTGGTGGAAGTATTGATAAAGATAGTTTAGTTTCTATAACAGATATATTTGGCGAATATGGTAGATAAATACGATAGCATACAAGACACTCCTTATTTAGCACGTGAACCCAATCCAGAAGCGGGAGGACGTGCAGAAGATGATGTTCAAGTAGAAGAGGTTGGCACAACTGTTGACCTTGAAATAAATGGCGAACCCAATGTAGAAATTATTGAAGATGGTTCTGCAATTGTTGGTGAAGAAGAAATACCTACCGCTTCAGGTTTTAATGCAAACTTAGCAGAAATTTTAGACGAAGGTTATTTAGGTTCTCTCTCTAATGAGTTAATGGAGAAAGTAGAAAATGATCGTGACTCAAGAGAAGATTGGGAACAGTCTTACACCAAAGGTTTAGACTTATTAGGTTTTAAATATGAAGAACGCACAAGACCTTTTAGAGGTGCTGCAAGTGTTCATCATCCTGTTTTAGCTCAAGCGGTTACACAGTTTCAAGCCATGGCTTATGTTGAACTTTTACCGAGTGATGGTCCTGTTCGAACACAAGTTGTTGGTGCTGTGAATGAACAATTACAACAGGCAGCCGAACGTGTAAAAGAATATATGAACTATGAGATTACTCATGTCATGGAAGACTACAATCCAGAGATGGACCAATTGTTGTTTCAATTACCTCTTTCCGGTAGTGCTTTTAAAAAAGTTTATTTTGATGAAAATTTACAAAGAGCAACTTCTAAATTTATTCCTGCCGAAGATGTTGTTGTACCGTATGGTGCGTCTGATTTAGATAGTTGTGATCGCATTACACAAATTGTGAAGATGTCAATGAATGACCTTCGCAAAAAACAAGTTTCAGGATTCTATCGAGATATTCCTTTAAAACCTTACGATGGTGATGGTCAAGATGATATTCAAGAAAAAATAGATCGTATTGACGGAACTAATCCAACCAATTATCGAATGGACGACATGGCTGAGCTATTCGAAATGCATGTGGATTTAGACCTAGAAGGTTTTGAAGATATTAATCCTAGAAATGGTGAGCCTAGTGGAATTAAATTACCTTACGTTGTAACAATCGACAAAGGGTCAAATAAAGTTTTATCAATTTATCGAAACTATAATGAAGGTGATCCTTTAAAAAGAAAGAATGATTATTTTGTTCATTACAAGTTTTTACCGGGTCTAGGTTTTTATGGCTTTGGTTTAATTCATATGATTGGTGGTTTAACAAGAACCGCTACTTCTGCTTTACGTCAACTTTTAGATGCGGGTACTTTATCTAATTTACCGGCTGGTTTTAAATCACGAGGATTTAGAATTCGTGATGAAGCTCAACCATTACAACCAGGAGAGTTTAGAGATGTCGATGCACCGAATGGAGTTATTCGTGAAGCATTAATGCCACTACCTTACAAAGGACCTGATGCTGTTCTCATGCAACTTTTAGGTTTCTGTGTGGATGCTGCAAAACAATTTGCAACTGTGGCTGATATGCAATTATCGGAAATAGGTAGTTCACAAACTCCTGTTGGTACAACCATGGCTTTAATGGAGCGTGGCACCAAAGTGATGTCTGCTGTTCACAAAAGATTACACTACGCACAGAAAAAAGAATTTGAATTACTAGCTAAGATTTTCAAGATGGCATTGCCACCTGTTTATCCTTTCAATGTTCAAGGTGGACCAAGACAAATCAAAGCAATGGACTTTGATGATAACATTGACATTCTACCTGTATCCGATCCAAACATTTTCTCTATGTCACAAAGAGTGACACTAGCACAAAATCAATTACAACTTGCTCAAAGCAATCCTCAAATGCATAATTTAAGAGAAGCTTATCGAAGAATGTATATTGCTTTAGGTGTTAAAGACATTGAACAGATATTACCTCTTCCACAACCACCTCAACCACAAGATCCAGCGATGGAACATAGTGTTGTTTTACGAGGAGCACCTTTACAAGCATTCCCACAACAGAATCATGAACTGCATATTAAAGCACATAGAACTTTTATGACCTCTGCTTTAGTCAAAGCTAACCCTATGGCAGTGATGAATCTAGTTTCTCACATCAATCAGCACGTATCTTTACTTGCTACACAAACTGTTGATCAAGCAATGGTAGAAGAAGCAGAAAAATTACGTCAACAATATGGTGATCAGGTACCACCACAAGCCTTACAAGCATTACAAATGCAAAGAGCCACAGCTATTGATAATGAAATTGTTAAAATTACCGAACAAATGGTGATTGAAGAGCAAGAATCAATGCAAGATCAAAATATGGACCCTCTTGTAATGCTCAAACAACAAGAATTAGCACTAAGACAAGCTGAACAAGAGACTGCGGCACAGTTTAAAAGTCTAAATCAAGATTTAAAAGAAGCTCAATTTGGTTATAAACAGACTTTTGATTCACAAAAACTACAAAAAGATTATGATTTAGCTGAATTAAGAGCCAATGTGGCTCGGGAGAGAAATAATGCCTCTAACCAAGAAGGGTAAAAAGATAAAAAAGTCTATGTCCAAGACTTATGGAGCCAAAAAAGGCGAAAAAGTGTTTTACGCAAGCATTAATAAAGGAAAAATTAAAGGAGCAGAGAAAAAATAATGTTATCTAAGCTTCTAGGTGGATCTTTAGTTGATACTGTAGGAAAAGTAATTGATTCTGTGCATACTTCTGAGGAAGAAAAGGGTCAAATTAGAATAAAACTTCAAGAATTAGAAAATGAAATTAATTCTAAGCAAATGGATATTAATTTAGCCGATGCTCAGTCTACTGCTACAGGTATTGGTGGTATTATGCAACGATCTTGGAGACCTTTAATTGGTATGAGTTGTGCTTTAGCCATATTTTGGGAATATGTAGCCAAACAGTTTATTATGTTTATTCTTGCTGCTTTCAGTATAGAACATGATCCTTTACCTGCATTAGATATGGGTGTCTTAATGCCTTTAGTCATGGCTCTTTTAGGTATGGCGGGCATAAGATCGTTTGAAAAAGTTAAGAAACTTACAAAATAATGTGTCAAGGATGCGATTGTGCTGACGACTGTCCTAACAAAAGTAAAATGTTAGATCGTTGTCGTAAATGCGATTGTATTTGTCATGCAAATCAAACTTGTATGTGTGAGTGTGCGATTTGCGAATGTGTGGAGTGTTTAAATGCAAAAGAAACCAAAAAGACTGACGAAAACAACCCCTCCTAAAAAAGGACCTGTTTCACAAGGCTTGAAAAATACTTATAAAAAGATACAAATAATTAAGATAACCAAATAAGGACTTAATTATGAAACACACCTATTTTAAAATACCAGGGTGGTGTAATTACACTGAAACTTACGACATGATCGTTGATGAAATTGCCGATGATGGCAAGATCGTAGAGATTGGATCTTTCCTGGGTAGATCAACTCACTATTTAGCAACAGCATTAGTAAACGCAAACAAAGAAAATGTGAAAGTTTATTGTGTTGACACATTTGAAGGTTCAACAGAACATTCATCATTAAATTTACCAAAAGATTTTTCACACATCTTTAAAGAAAATTTACAATACTTCATTGGTCGCAATATGGTGATTCCTTGTCAAGGAAGATCCGACTCAAAAGAAATTTTAGATCAATTCAAAGATGAGAGTATTGACTATATTATGGTGGATGGTGCACATGAGTATGAGCCTGTCATGGATGATATTGAAAACTGGTGGCCAAAGTTAAAACCAACAGGAACAATGTTTGGTGATGATTATTTATTAGAATCAGTTAAACATGCAGTTTCTACTTCTTTAGGTAAATTAAAAATTGAACATTATGGTGCTAATCAAAGTATAGAACAAACATGGTATGTTACTAAAGATGGTAATAACAGCCGTTGGCAAAAAATGGTGCCTGGACACAATACTCTCAAATGAGCACCTTTGTAATTTATAACTATCAAAAAGAACTTAAAAGCCTAAAAGAAAATCTCTTAGAAAACCTCATTGTGGGGGTTGAAAAGATTGAAGATTACAAGTATATTTTAGGTAAGATACACATGCTTGAAGCATGCCAACAGGAACTTTCTCGCCTGCTGGAACAAGAGGAGAAAATAGATGACTAAAACTTTATATGTGCCTGATCACATAGCGAATAAAATGAAAAATCCTTCTATAGATGTAAAGAAGGATAGAAAAGAATTAGAAAAATTACCTTCACCGGTCGGTTGGAGAATTTTAGTATTACCTTTTAAAGCAGAGAAGAAAACCAAAGGTGGTGTTTTACTTACCGACAAGACAGTTGAAGATTCTCAATTGACAGCATCAGTTGCTTTAGTTTTAGCAGTAGGACCTGATGCCTATCAAGATAAAGAAAAGTTTCCTAATGGTCCTTGGTGTAAACAAGGCGATTGGGTTGTGTTTGGCAGATACGCAGGATCAAGAATAAAGATAGAAGATGGGGAAGTAAGGTTACTCAATGATGACGAGATACTCGGCACTGTTGATAGCCCAGAGGACATACTAACAATTATGTAACATGGGAGGTTAACCATGCAAACAGAAATAACTTCTGCACAAAAAGACAAGATGGTCGATCTTGATGTCTCTGGTGATGGACAAGTTGTTGAGATTGAAGATAAATCTCACGGCACCGTAAAACCAGAGTCTTATGAAGACGTCAAAACGGAAGAAAAAGATCCATTAAATCCTGCTGTTGAAGAACAGTCAAATGAAATGGATGAATACTCTGATAAAGTCAAAAAAAGAATTGATAAAATGACTTGGAAACTCAGAGAAGCTGAAAGAGAGCGTGAAGCTGCTCTTATCTTCGCACAAAACGTTCAAAAAGAACTTTCCGAAACTAGAAAGAAAACTTATGACATTGACAAAGGTTATATGTCAGAAAGTGAAGTTCGAAACAAAATGGCTGCGGATCTTGCTCGTCAAAATCTGATTGCTGCTCGTGAAGCGGGTGATTATCAGAGAGAAGAAGAAGCACGTCAAGCTTTGACTAAATTAGATTTAGAAGCGGAAAGAATTAGAGTAACTAAAACTAAAAAAGAACGTGAGTATGAAGAGTTCCAAAAACAGTTAGAGCAAGAGCAACAAGTTTATGCTCAACAACCTCAACCTAGACCACAACCTTCTTCCAAGGCATTAGCCTGGGCAGAAAAGAATCCTTGGTTTAGACAAGATGAGGAAATGACTGATTATGCTCAAAGAATACATCGTGGATTAGTGGCAGAAGGATTTGACACTGAGTCCGATGACTATTATGATGAATTGACTAATAGAGTTAAAAACAAGTTTCCAGAATCCTTTTCGAGGGGTTCGGATCAGGCCACCGGAGGTAACAAAATCGTCCAAAATGTTGCTTCTGCTTCAAGGTCTGCAACCAGTGGACGCAAATCTGTTAGGTTGACTCCTAGTCAAGTAAAAATAGCAAATAAGCTTGGAGTCCCTTTGAGCGAATATGCTAAGTACGTTTAAGGAGGTACAAAATGACAGATAATATAAAAACACCAAGAAGTGCACAAACAAGGGCTAAAGAGACAAGACCAACGTCTTGGAAGCCACCGTCTCAGTTAGACGCACCACCATGTCCTGATGGATATAAGCAAAGATGGCTCCGTCATCGTGTAAATGGAGCAGATGATACTAAAAATGTCAATGCTCGACTCAGAGAAGGCTGGGAATTGGTCAGAGCTGATCAATATTCAGACGGTCTATACTCTGCTTACAACGGAAATATTAAAGCTTATGAGGGTGTCATCAGCGTAGGTGACTTGCTATTGGCAAGAATCCCTGAGGAGATTGTTAGTCAACGTAATGACTATTACACGCAGAAGACTAATCAACAGACTGAAGCGTGGGAAACAGATCCTCTCAGAGAGCAACATCCAAGCATGCCTATCAATGCAGATAGGCAAAGTCGTGTGACTTTTGGTGGAAATAAAAAATCCAACTAAGTCACTTTATTAAAAAAGGAGCAATACTATGGCAAATCAAAATAGTAACTATGGTTTTCGCCCAATACAATTGCAAGGAGCTGCTTACAATGGTCAAGGCCAGAATGAGTACAAAATTGCAAACGGTGAAACCCAAGCTATTTTCCAAGGCGATCCAGTTGTTTTAACAGCTGCTGGAGTCGTGGATTTAGGTAATGCTGCTGGTGCTGAACTAATTGGTATTTTTAATGGTTGTGAATACACTGATCCAACTACATCGAAACCAACATGGAGTAATTATTACCCAGGCGGCATTGCAGCTGACGACATCAAGGCTTATGTCATTGATGACCCAAATGTGGTATACGAAGTAAAATGTAACACTTCGGCTGCCGGACAAGCACAAGTTGGTTCTAATGCTAACATCGCTACATATTCAAACGGATCTACTATTTCTGGTATTTCCAATGTAGCAATTGATGGTACTAGCTTTACAGCTAACGCTGCTGCAAACTTTAGAGTTGTAGGTCTTTCTACTGACGTTGACAATAGCGACTATTCAGCCGCTAACGCAGCGATTAAAGTAAAAATCAACAAACACTCTCTAACAGATACAACAGGCGTATAGGAGGTTAAACTATGGCTATATCTAGAAGTCAACTCGTTAAAGAGTTAGAGCCGGGTTTGAACGCTTTATTCGGCCTGGAGTATAATCGATATGACGCTGAGCACGCTGAAATTTTTGAAACAGAAACTTCTGATCGAGCATTCGAAGAAGAGGTAATGTTATCAGGTTTTGGTAATGCCAGAGTTAAATCTGAAGGTGGTTCAATTGTCTATGACAATGCAACAGAAACTTTCACAGCACGTTACACACATGAAACAATTGCATTAGGTTTTGCAATCACTGAGGAAGCTGTCGAAGATAATCTTTATGACAGAATCTCAGCAAGATACACAAAAGCTCTTGCTCGTTCCATGGCAAACACCAAGCAGGTTAAAGCTGCAAACGTATTAAACAATGCGT